ATATGCTCAATATATTGAGAATTTTATTACTAATATGCAAATTATATTTCCCGAAATGGGAGATGATTGGGGTATATATATGCCTGAAGTAAAATACCTATCACCAGAACCACTTGTTAATTACACAGACTTATCATTAAATGAGTACCCAAATGTACACTTTGTAGGTGATGCTCTATCAGCTAGAGGTATTACAGTTTCAGGAGCACACGGAATTTATGTTGCAGAATCACTTTTAAAATAAAACAAACATGTCAGAAGTAAAGAAAATGAAGTCAGCTGATGGTAGTATCGTCTACTATCTAAATGGAAAAATTCACAACTGGGAAGGGCCAGCTTTAATACCACAAGGTAATAAACGTTTAGCTGAATATTATTTATTCGGAATTAAACATACTAAAGAGCAATGGGAAGAGAAAAAAAAAGACGTTAACGGGCAACCCTTCTATAAATCAGCCGCTGGTAAAGCTTCCGGAGCTAGAGTTTAAGCAAAATTAATATTATATCTTTACTATATGAAATTTACTCGTGTATATGAAGATGAAGAAACTATTGAAACATGGACTTTCGATTTAGATAAATTTAAACGAGGTCCTGTTTCTGTAGATATTAAATACAAGGTTGGTGCTGAGAAAGCATCTAAAGCACGTGCTAAAGAAAGTAAGCAAATTAAGAAAACAGCACGTCAAATGAAAAAAATAAATAATAAGAATAAAAAATGAGAATAGGATTAACTGGTACGATGTCATGTGGGAAAACCACATTAGCAAAAGCATTAGGTGAGTTAGACCAATTTAAAGGCTATACTATACAAACTGAACGCAGTAAGTATCTTAGCAATCTAGGTATTCCTTTAAATACTGACTCTACTCTACCAGGTCAATTTATATTTTTAGCTGAGCGTGCTAGTGAATTACTACAGGAAAATATTGTTACTGATAGAACAATTTGGGATGTATGCTCATTTACATTATCAGCAAAATCAATTGATGATTGGGCAAAACAATCATTTGTTACTGCTGCTATGTATCTTAAAGATTATTATGATTTGATTGTTTATGTATCTCCACGTGGTGTTAGTGTAGAAGATAACGGTGTTCGAACTACTGATTTAGGTTATCGTGTTAAAATAGATAATGCTATTCAAATGGCATTAGATGAGTATAAACCAAAACGCTTAATTAGTGTTGAAGGTACAACTGAGGAACGTATTGCGACAATTTTACAAAATCTATAATATTTATACACATAACAGATAAAAATGAAAAAAACAGACTTACATAAAATGGTTCGTGAAGCCATTCAAGAAGTAATGAATGAAGAAACTTTTGCTGGAATAGCAGCATTGGATGATTTAAAGAAAAATAAAAAATTTAATACCTTAGCTGCCGATGCTAAAATAGCAGCCGAAGACGAATTAAAGAAAAAAGGAGTTGTAACTTTAGAAGGAAACGAAATTGATGAAATGGCTAACGTAGCAGTACGTTACGAATTAGCTCCTGGCACCAATGCTGCTAATTTTAGTGGTAAGAAAAATCGTATCATCACCGCAATGCAAGCTACAGGCGAACCAATGTCTAAAATTGATGTAGCTGGTGAATTAGGATATGATAAACAAAATCCAATCAACGCTGATTTTATGGCTCTTGTTGCTTCAGGAGCAATTAATCAAGCAGGTGGACAAGCAGCACCACGTCTTAATCGCCCACAACCAGCAGCTCCTGAAGTAGGAGATGAAGATGGTGAAGATGCACCAGCAGGGTATGAAGGACCAGAAGGTGGTGTTGCTGGTGATATGAGTGATGAAGAAATCGAAGCATCATTCGCTAAAATGATGGGTAGTGGAGAAGAAGAACCTGAAGCAGGTGAAATTGAAACAGCTGATGTAGCAACAGGTAGAATGTCTGATAAAGATTATGAAGCCTTTATGCAATATACTGATTTAGAAAACCGTTTAGCTAGTGTAAAAAGTAATATTTTAAAAGCAAAACGCTCTAGACCATCTATGGGTGATATCTCAGATACACCATCTAACGAATTGCAAAATTTACGTGATCTTAAAGCTAGATTACAAACTAAAATGGATGGTTTGTTAGCAGGAAATGAATATCTTCAATCTCGTCAAGCTAAATTAAATAAAAAAGCAGCTCCTGAAGAAACAGAAACCGAACCACTTGATGAGTGGACAAAAGGAAGAATGCAATATTACGCTGGTATTAAAAAATAAATTATGAAAAAATACATTTTACCCATTATCACTATCTTATTATTCGGTTGGTTAGTAGTTAATAAAGTTGATTATTACGGATTATCCGATCAATTTAAAGCAACACAAGATAGTTTAGTAGCTGCTGTTGACTCAATGCAGTTAGAAATTGCTAAAGATGATTCTGCTATAGCTATTTTAGATAAAAAAGATGATTCATTACAATATGTTATTGATCATCAAAAAGCTAAAGTTAAAACTATTATTGAATACATTGAAGTAGAATCAGTTAAAATAGATGAATTCTCTGAAGTTGAATTAATTAGTTCATTCAATAAACGTTACCCTAAAGACACAGTAACTAACCCACTACCAATAGCCCAACCAGTATTAGTATCTACTGCTAAAGATTTAGTAGAACTAGATGGTGCTAGACAAATTATTGTACTTAAAGATTCATCTATTGCTACATTAGAATCTAGAGTATCTAATAAAGATAGTGTTATTGCTAAATTTATTTCAAAAGAAACTAACTACAAGGGTATAGTAGATAATCAACAAACACAAATTAAAGATTGGAAGAATCAATATAATACTCTTAAAATTCAAAATACTAAACTTAAACTTCAAGCTAAAATAGGTAAAATAGGAGCTGGTTTAGCACTAGCTGGATTGACATTTTTACTTATAAAATAGTTCTACCTTAGGAACACTCCGTTTAGCATTATTAGGACCAATGCAAAAACAAAGCCTGACCCGTAAGTCAGGCTTTTTTTGTATATTTATATATATGAGTCAAGCCAATATTAAAGAAATAATAAAGCAGGAATATATTAAGTGCGCCACGGATCCTGTTCATTTTTTTCGCAAATACTGTTATATTACACACCCAATTAAGGGAAGAGTATTATTTCATCTATATCCATTCCAGGAAGATGTACTAAATGATTTTAGAAATAATCGATTTAGTATTATTAATAAATCAAGACAGTTAGGTATATCAACACTATCTGCAGGATATTCATTGTGGACAATGCTATTTAATAAAGATAAAACAGTACTTTGTATAGCAACTAAACAAGAAACCGCTAAAGGAATGGTTGAAAAAGTACAGTTTATGTACAATAATTTACCTAGCTGGTTAAAAGGTAACCAAAAACCTGTATCAGATAATAAATTATCACTAAAATTAGCTAATAACTCTCAAATAGTTGCCACATCAGCAGCATCAGATGCAGGTCGATCCTACGCAGTATCTTTACTATTGATAGATGAGGCTGCGTTTATTGAAGGTATTGATAAAATATATACAAGTATTAAACCTACAATTGCAACTGGTGGAGGTATTATTGCGTTATCTTCTCCAAATGGGGTTGGTAATTGGTTTCATAGAATGTATGCTGAGGCTGAAATAGGTAAAAATGATTTCAAAGCAATTAAATTAAGATGGAATCTACATCCTGATAGAGATGAATCCTGGGAGCAAAGAGAAAGAACAAATATGTCACCTAGAGAATTCGCTCAAGAGTATGACTGTGACTTTCTAGGTTCAGGCAATTCAGTAATCGAACCCGATTTATTATCATTTTATGAAGAAACATTTATACAAGATCCTGTTGAGCGCCGCTTTATGGGTGGTGACTTTTGGATTTGGCAGTATCCTGATTATAGTAAGCAGTATATTGTATGTGCTGATGTTGCTCGCGGAGATAGTAGCGACTTTTCTGCTTTCCATATCATTGATGCGACAACTTGTGAGCAAGTGGCAGAATATAAATCGCAAATCGACACGCGCACTTATGGAAACATGCTCGTTTCTGTTGCTACTGAGTATAATAATGCTTTGCTTGTGGTGGAAAATGCGAATATCGGATGGGATGTAATTAATACAATTATAGAAAAAGGATATCAAAAACTATATTATTCACCTCGTACTTATGGTGAGGTAAATATAGATAAATGGATGGATAAGATGGAAAAGGAACAAACAGTTCCTGGTTTTACTACATCTGCTAAAACAAGACCTCTTGTTGTAGCAAAAATGGAGTCGTATATTCGTGAAAAGGCTTTTACTTTTCGTTCTAAACGTTTATTAGAAGAATTACGTGTGTTTATTTGGCAACACGGTAAGGCTCAAGCACAAAACGGATATAATGACGACTTAGTAATGTCTTTAGGAATAGGATTATTCACAAGAGACACAGCAATGAAATTCTACGAACAAGGAATGGATCTAAATAGAGCAATGGTATCTAATATTACTAGAACAAGCTATGAGATGGGCCCATTACTACCTAGCGGTCAATCAAATCCATTTTCGATGAATGACGGCCGTGGGGGAGTTGAAGATGTATCATGGATATTAGGATAATAAATATTTATACATATAAATAAAACAACATAATGGCAGATAACCAACCAGGTTTATTTAATAGATTAACACGCTTATTTAGTACTGATGTAATCATACGAAATGTAGGTGGTAATCAACTAAAGGTGATAGATGTAGATAAGATCCAAGCCTTTGGTAATGTAAAAACCAACGCACTTATAGATAGATTTACTAAACTTCATCGTTATGGCGCTAATATGCCATATAA